CTCCTTTTATCCGACATATCGTATAACATTCACATCTTTGTCAAGATGGTATTGCTCTGTTCTAAAACGCCCAATTTGAACTGATGCGGTGAAAATCCCGTTATCAATATTGATAACGCCTTGCGAGATATACATTACCTCTTTCCCAGCAGAAAACATGGAAATTCTATCACTTGAAACCTTGATAGTTGAGCTTGCATCATTTTTACCAATAATCAAGCCCTCGTTTGTGCTTTTCATATACGTATCAATGAATGTTTTAAGCTCTGCTAATCCTCCAAATTGAGTTGTCAATAAATCAATTCTTCTACCTGCTTCAATCAAATCTTTTTCAGATTGAGCTGCATCTTTAGCGTTCTTGTCAACAAAGGCATTATATGCTTTTTCTAATTCGCTAAAGGCCTCCATGGAGGCTTTTGCTTTCATTTCAGCCTCTAAAATCTGTGATTTCTCATTGAGGGCATTCAACTGTCCCTGAGTTAATCCCTGGTCGGCTTTTGAATTGATACCATCCATTACATCTTCAACCGATTGAACATAATCTGGAAAATGAGAACCAATAGATAACATCGCATTCTCAATAGAAACTCTAGTCCCGGCAGGGAAACCATAATTTGTACCAAAGCGAATAAACACATTGTCGGTCTTGTAATCTTCAGAGGCGCTAGATAAATCAATTATGAACTCAAAATGCTGTCTAGCGGTTGTACCACCTTTAAATTTCAAGCTCTTATATGAATACCAAGGCGATGCTGAAAAGTGGACATCAGCAGTTTTATCTGAATCAAGAGGAGACAAGAAAGCAATATCAAAGGAAATTCTTACAAAATCTTTCTTAAAACGCTCTGTGTTTTTCCAAAATTCATCCACAATATAGGTACGATAGTCAAATGTTTCTTGACTATCTGTCGCAAATACTCTTGATGATGAATCCTTAAAGTAATTTCTTGTCCCGCCTTTTATCTTCGCCCATCTATCATTCCATTTATACCGTGTCTTATCTAAGCTGTTGGCCTGTTCATAGTCTGAATAATAACCTTGATAACGCTGGTTTCTATCCTCAAAAGAAAGATCAGAACCATCCGAATTGTCAGAAAACGCAAAGTGCATGACGGTTGATTTCCCATCTTCTCCTTTTTGGCCTGCTTCACCATCTGAAACATTCACAAATGATAATTCATCACTTGCAACCTTATCATTATCAACGTAAGCTGATACAAGTAAAGTAGAGGTTTTTTGAACATTTGAACCTCTTACAAGATAATTCATGCCAGTTGTTAAGTTTCCGTCGAGTGACCAACGCCAAGTAACACCAGTGGTAATAGGTTTACCACCTTTATAAAGTGTTGGGGTAACTACACTTTCGCCAGCCCCATTCTTAAAGATGACACCTTTATCAGTTGCTAACTTGATAATGTATGGTTTTGACGCCTCAAAAAGTCGCTCAAAAGCTGCTTGAATGCCATCCGATAATTTGTTTTCAAGTGCCTTGAAATTTGAAAACGTAGTTTTATTGCTCGCTGGATTCGTAAAGCTAATTTTCTGCTCAGAGACCCGTGCTTGAATCATAAGAGCTGGACTAAAACCATTGTCATAAATCTTAATTGTGTCACCAATCTCCACATCGATAAAGCCATCTACTTCATATGTCACCGCAGGGTAACAATGTTTTTTTAGCTCATTGTAAGCCAATCGACGCAATTCTTTTGGATTGTCTGTCTCATAAGAAAAATCCTTTCGTATCCATTGATCATCAAATGTGCTCGGGCTAAAAACAGATGGATACATTTGCATTGAGATAGGGGCGTATAGAGATTCATTCCGTTGATAAAATTCAAGGATTCCATCTTTCGTTACAGACCAAGGATCTAACCCTCCAAGTGTTACCACCTCTTCTACTTCTTCGCCCTTTTCATTTTTAACACGCCTTTTACCTGTTGGTCTAATCGCATTAAAAACACCTGTCTTATCAACTTTTCTAGTGATAGAAGTTAGATTTTTGCCATAAGTTAGCTGTATGTCATTTCTGACACGTCCAACCCCTTGGTGTTTCTCGTCATTCTCTCGATACACATTAACTCTGAATGATTTGATAGAACTATCAGCATTTAATTGTGTCTCAAACTCAATTTCTGCATCGAATTTATGAGCTAGACTAAGCAAACGAGCAAGATTAGTATCTTGTCCTTCCCATTCCAAGGTTCGTCTCCTATCCGAGATCTCGTTGATTCCAACGGAAAGATTACTGAAACCAAGCAGACCCATTTCTTGGCAATACTCAATAAATGACATTGCTCTTTCTGCTTTGTACGGATTGGCATGCTCATTAATCAAATCAAGATTGAGATTTTCGCAATAACACTTGATTGTCTGCTCATTTTCCTCAACGGTCATCACATTGAATAGGTAGGTGCGCCCATGGTATCGAAAAGAAACCCAAGCACGCTCATTCAGATATTGATAAGCCTTAGATAACGCAGTATCCGATTTAATGGCTTTTTTAAATACAGTGAACTCAAATGTTGAGGATCCTGTCGGTAGATCCCTTGCCCAAGTATCATCGTAATAATTAAGCGTATTTTGCTTGTCGTTATCAACAAAAGCAACTTTTTGCAAACTTGCATCATGAATTGTTAATAGCATTATAGCCACCTTTCTTCAAATTCAATCGTCACTGTCGGATGTTTTTTGATAAAACTAGAGAAGTACAGCTCTAATTTTGAATTACCTGGAGGGATGGAGAGCCATTGAGAACCATCTACAACCTCGCTTGCTTTTGCAATATCATCAATATAGACTGTATCGTCTTCGCTGTTGATGACAACATTTGAGCCAGTTGTAAACCGGTTAGGAATATCTCTCGTCTGTGTAACAAAGTCTTTGCGATAATAAAAACCATCAAGATACATATGAGAGACCATTGGATGATCTCGATATGCCCCTATTGTCACATGGATTCTAGCGGATTTTTTCCCTTTAATTTCCGGAATAATGAAAGTAGAGTACGACCCACCATAAAAGACTTGGATTCTGTCATCATTACGTTTTAAGTCAGACCATCCTTTGGCCACGCTGAAAGGGTTTCGATCAGCAGTTGTTGTACCATCAAATCTCCAACGCCCCAAGATACGATAACCACCGTTTCCGTCGCTCACAAAAAAATTGTATTCACAATCAGAACTAAGATTTCGTTTAAAAGTTTCCACTCCATATAAAAATTTACCTGCTGTATCAGATACAGTAATCTTGATGAAGCCGTATTGGTTGTTTGCCTCTGCCCAAAAAACTTGTCTCCACCACAAATAATCATCCAGTGACCCTGTTGTTTTGGCACTATTAGCTGGGATATCCCACGACAAGCTAGTTGCATAGTTGTGTAATTTGGTTTCTCCTCGCAAATCTTTCAATCGAATATGTGAGCGATCCCAGAGATTCACCATCTCAGCTGTTCCGACTACATACTCTGTATTATCGTTTGTAACAGCTTGATTTTTTAACGCTTGAATAAAACCATTTGAGATCTCATTATCTCGATAGTTAAGCAGCATTTCTGATTTTTGGGATGGCTCAGTAAAAGCATCTTCGCTATTTCCAATTTCAAAAGAACCCGTGTTATTCGCTATACCGATATAACCGTTATCTGCATTGTGCTTGACTTTTACGATTGGATTTGCTGGAACTGTTCCACTGTTAGTCAAATCAAATACCATTTTATTTCCTGTTACAGTAGCGTTAGCTATACTATCAAACTTTTTGTAAGCTGAGCTGTGGGCTACTCCATCAGGAATGACAAGTTTAAACTCCGAGCGTTGAAACCATCTTGTCAAGTTTTCTGGGGTGATTTCATCAACTGGCAACCCCATATAATACTTGTCCGGTTCATCACCATAAACAACTTTTACAGGCTCTAGCACATTCAAAACGCCAGCCAATTCATGTTTAAGACGCTCAAGAGCCACCCCATCACGCTCAATCATGTCAAACTTGATAGTGTGCTCCTTTTCCCCACGTTTCACTTGTTGGATGTTTACGCCCAACGAGGGAGCATTATCAAATGTAACGCTCCTCTTATTTCCAATGGGGCGAATAATATCCTTGATTTTGATGAAGCGTGACATATCAACGCCATTAAAAACCATCGTTTTCGTCATTCAAGAATACCTCTCATTCTATTTTCCCGTCTGAGTTGCTCTGACTGATATCTAGCGAATTTATCGCCTGTTTTAGCGACTAAAGTACCATCGTTTAAGTACATTTCATTTGGTCGTCTAACGGCCGTCTCAGCCACATCTAGAGCTTTCTCTAGCAACTCGCTAGATTTGTCCATAGTGACCTTGATTTTTTCAGCTATTGTCTGCTTACTACTTTGTTTAACAGTCACTTGAGCACCTAGATCCTTGTTCAAACCAAGTGCAATTTCTGGTCTAGCATCAATCATCATGCTGTCTTTTAATCGCAACATGGATTTTTTAACAACTCCAGCATCTGCCTCAATACCAACGGCGATTCCTTGAGGAATAAATCGCCCGATTTCATCACGCATTACCCTAGATGGTGAGTGAATATCTAGTGCACTCTTGATAGTATCTCTAACTCTAGCAGCGATATTTGCAGCGGTTGACATTACAGAACCCGCCCCATTGTTAAGTCCGGCATTGAGTCCAGCCATGGCCATATCACCAACATAAGTAAAGTCTGAGTACAATGAATTGAAAGGCGATTTAACTTCGCCAGACAAACTTTGCATTGCATTTATAGGTTGATTGGCGCCCTCATCAACACCCTCGGCTAAACCAGCAGTGATAAAACCTCCATATTCGTTAAATACACGGGATGGAGAATGGATGTCCATTTCACCTGTGAAAGCCTCTTTGGTTTTGGTAGCCATGTCGATTGCAGCAGTTCCGGCTGCTGCTCCTCCTTGTTCAATCCCCTCACTCACGCCGTTAGGGATCTCTTTACCTAGACTTGAAAAATCAGCCGCCTCAATTTCTTCTTTAAGGCTAGAAACTTGTCCTTGAATCATGGCCTTAATCTGATCCGTGATACCTAGCGCACCTGTATCCATTCCAGCAGTCAAGCCTTTCATTGCTGATTCACCACCTTTAGCAAACACTTCGTTTAAGCTTGCTAATTTTTCATCTGATGCGTTCACCAACTCTTGGACATACAAGCTACCCTCTGGCCCCATTGCTTTCAATTTGGCCAAAATACCCTCGTTTACTCCACGCTCAGCCAAAGTATTTAGGTTTGTCGCCCAATTATCTACAGCTTCTTGGTTTTTTTGGAGATTCGCAATCATTTCATCAACGCTGATGGCCGATTTGAATTTGATTTGTTCAAACATGTTCGTAGTGGTTTCAAGCAACTCATTGTATTTAGTACGCATATCATCAACAGCTTTTTGTTGCGCTTTTGACATGTTTTCGTATGCTACAACTTGTCTATTTGAACCATTTTCTGCGGCAGCAGCCATTGCCTCAGATGCCGCTTGTTGTACCTGTGATGTCTTTTCGTATTCTGTTTGCAATTCTGTCTGAGTATTTTTAAGCTCAGTTTCCTTGTCGTTGAGTTCTTGCAGTTTTTCTTTGCGGACACTATCGCTAACATTGGACTCTTCATTCCACTTATTCCGTTGTTCTGCAATCTGTTTCAGTTGCTCGCCAATTTCAGCACGCTTTTGTTCGATATCAAGCAGGTTCTTTTGAGATGCCTCCCATGTCGATTCTGCCTCCATTGCCGAGATTCTAGCTTTGATTTCATCGCTATTGTGTGACAAAGAATCTGAGTTCTTATCATAAGCTAGATTTAGACCACTGACAGAGGCATTTAAAGCATCAATCTTTTTCTTGAGATTTTTCTTATCTG